GTGAAGGGCTCACGCCCCCATCCGTCCACGACAAGGACACCGTCAGGCTCGAACTCGTACTCGCCGCCTGCGTGATGCGCGTGTAGTACGTGATCCGGTACTGCCCCGCCGAGTCAATGATGTTGGGCATCGAAGTCGCACCGATACTCGCAGCCTGCCCCGTCAGATCAACACTCGAGAACCTCTGTGCCGAGGCCGAAACCTCATCACCCTGATCGGTGAAGTATTGGATCCATGCCGTGGTAATCGTGCCCTCCCGTGGGTCGACACGACCCGGGGGCACCTTCATGTCCCGCGGCTGCGCGATGGCATCATGCGTCGGCATCGGAGTGGTGTTCCTACCCATTGGGACCACCAGGCGGCTGCCGGATACCCTGCGGCATGTTGGTCATTGTCAGGTACGCATCCACGATTCTCCACGGAATCGGATCCGTGACGCTGATCTCGAACACCCTCCGACGAGCCATGCCGAGACGATTCCAACGCACCCGCTGCTGGTACTCACCGATCTTGCCCGCTGACGCAAACCGCTCAGCACCGAACGTACGACCGCCATCGTTCGAGGCGCGCAGCCCCACCTGTGGATTCACACCCTGACCCGTGGACGTACCCAGACCACGGTCCAGGTCAAGCTCGAATGCACTGTAGTACAGCCGCTCCCGATCATAGGAGAGCGCGGGAGCCCTTCGAACCCTTCGGATGGGCCGAGAGTCCACATCAGACGTCAGACTGTTCGCCATGCGGTACACGGCACCGGTAGAGCCATCCAACATCCGGTGCTCACCGAAGGCATACGCATGAAACCGGGGCCTCCAGTCGACGAATTGCATGTCCTCCGCAATCCAGGTTCCACGCTCAGCCCAGTTGCCGGTCTTCTTGTCCCATGCCCACGTCTCCTGCTCCGTCGGGAGCGAAAGCATGTAAAAGTCGTGGCCGTCCTCCTCGTATGTATCCCCGATGGCGTCCTCCACCGTGGAGAACTTCTCAAACACCCTCGCCACCGCCTGAGAACTAATCACAGCAGGAGAGAAGCCGTTGACCCTCATCACGGACCCCGCACCCTGCTCGGTGCTCACAAGCCAGTACACGGTGCCCTCGGCCTCCGACGTGGAGAACGGCGCCGCACACCCGTACGGAATCAACCCCGACGGATGAAAGGCAAACGGTACGGGCTGCGTGCCCTGGTCATACCAGACCTCCGCTGTCTGGGACCCAAGTGCATAGATGTACCTATTCGCCACCACCATCGACACCCACGGATCCGACGCAACGGAGCGCGAGATGAACCTCTCCGCGTCCCACGTCGCCCCATCATTCAGATCGCTGATCTCGATCTTGTTATCTGTGTCATTGAGCGCAAGAAAGTAGCCGTTCAGCATCGCACCCATGCGGGACCCACCAGTACGCACCAGCGCAAAAGCGTTCGTCGCAAGCGTGAACAGATACCCGTTGTTGCCCGCAGTGATGAACAACTCTCCACCCTTCGCAACGTTGGAACTGATCGTGGCTGGCGTCGAGCCAATCGCAACAGTCCCCCGAGAGGTCAGAGTGCCGATGCTGTCGATCTCATAGAACGTATCCCCAAGGACAGCAAACTCACGACCGTTCTCAAAGAAGTGCGCGAAGCCAGGCCCGGCACCCGCAGTCGAGAGCTCCGTCACGCCAGGCGTGGGCAACAACACCATGCGCGGCTGCGCACCCGGAACCTCCGCCTCTTCGACATACCAGTTGACGGTTCTCTCCTGATCCTGAGTCCATGACTGGACCGGATTGCTGCCACCGACGAAGGCTGGATACCTCATCTATTACTACGGACCGGACGAAATATTATAATAATTTAACGAATCACGGCCCTGTACCAGAGCACCCGGATCGAACTGCAGATCGGCAATGCGCTTGTTGCTGCGCTTCACCGTCCCCATCGACTCCATTGAGTTTTTCACCAGCACCGGATTCGGCTGCACCCCGAACAGTGGACACAACTCCATCGCGAGGTTGGTAATCATCATCCGGCGATACCCGCCAGGTAGAGCCACGCTGTCCGTCAGGGCGGTGTACTCACTCACAGCCGTCCAGTGGTAGATCACGCCCTCGAGACTGCTGTTCGTGGGAATCGGCCAGAAGTGAAGCGTGCCGTTCGGGAACGTGGGGTTGTAGTAGGCCGAGGTGGGGTACTGCGACGTCAACGCCCGCTGCGGCACCTTCGACCAGGCGTCCTCGGAGAGTAGGTTCAACTCGAGCTCGAGGTCGGGATCCTGGGACGTGTCCACGTAGTGGATCTGAGTGACTTCGTCGATGCCGGGACGGGCAATGTCGACGTTGGCGCCGCTCCCCACCGTATAGCTCGCCTGTGAAGCTACGATGGTCCACGTCGTGCGGGTGCGCGTGTAGATCATGAGCCGTTCGCTGGCCCACTGATCGATGAGTCGGTTCAGGCGGTCGAAGGCGGCATCAACGTCAGCGTCTGTGCCGGCCTCAACTGCGTCTAGGATGCCTATCTCGCGGAGGGCGTCCTGACAGACATCCTTGACGGTCGTCGCCATAGGCTGTTAGCCCTTCCTGGTGATGCGCTTCTTTGCCTTCTTCTTCCCGGGGCCTCGTCGGCGCACGGGAGTCCGCGGGACCTCGGCAACGTGGCCTGCGGTAGCAATCTGCGCGGCGCCGATCTCTCGCTTCGCCTCGGAAGACATGCGCCGGTCGTCGTGTTCGCGCTCCGCAGCAGCGAGCGCGACAGCCTTCTGGACCGTGAAGACCTTGTCCTTGGCCTCCTGAACGCTTCTAGACCAACCCTCGTCGATCTTGCGGTCCATCTCCTTCTCGTCAGAGACCGTGATGGAGCACCGTTGCCCCAACCCTGACGAGTCTTCGGGGTCCACGATCACGTCCACAATGCCATCAGGGCGCTCGAATGCCCTGTAGAGCATCTTCGGAAACTCTTGGTGAACATAGGGGCCCTCCCACTTCGCGATCTCCTTGTCGTACTCCGTTGCGCCTGTGACGATGATGGGCATGACCCCTCCACGGTTAAGGCGTGGGGAGCCGAAGCCCCCCAACACCGATTAAGGATTCGTCGTCTTGGTCCGGACGCCAAGAGCGCCCACAGCATAGGTGGTCTCGACCTTCTGCCACCATCTGTCGGTTTCACCTGCCGGCAGTTCGTCACCCTGAGCGAGAAAACGCTCACCCGTGATGACGTTGATGTACGGAGAGACCGGCACAGCCTCGGGAGGTCGCCCAATGGGGTCCGCAGAATAGAACTGATCCCCATTCCCAATCGTCAGCTCCGCACTCGAGGAGTGGGCGGCGGAACCTGTGCCGTCCACACCCCGAAGCACGTTCACCAACGATTGGACACCGAGACTCACCACGGACATCAACTCCCTATCGACAAAGAGTCGTGTGCCCGCAGTGAGCCCCGACGTGGAGGCCACCCTGATCTGTCCAGCACTCGCGCTCGCAGGTTCAGAGAGCGTGGTGGTGCTAAGCGTCACAGTAGCAGCCATGACCTACCTCTCCCACCATCCCATCGAGAACTGATAACTCGACGCCGCGGACTGCGACGGTCGAATCTGGGAGATCCCGATGTTGCCGCCGGGAGCGACGACGATGGGGGCGAAGTTCTGCGTCTTGTGGTTGGTCGCCGTTCCGGCAGTGGTGAGTCCCGCACCCGAGCCGAAGCCCGAGCCGAACTTCATCAACACCGTGTCCTGCACGACCGGAATCACCTCGCGAACGATCTGCTGGGCGACCTTGTCCGTACCAGTCGCAACCACCGCTCCGAAGTAGAGAGTGGCACTGGTATCGTCCGAAGAGCCGCTGTTGCAGTTGACGGGGGTGATAGCCGTTCCGCCAGACGCACGAGAGGTCGCGCCATCGTTGTCGAGGTAGATCGTGGTGTAGTGCAGAGTGCCTGCCGTACCCGCAGCCGTCACCTCGAGGAACAGGTAGTCGAGAACAACGTTCTTCGACCCACCGTTGTAGAGGTGGACAAGCGGCTTGGTCGCTACGTCAGCGACGACAGGCGCGGCGTGACCGGCGATGCCGGTGGCGAGGGTCGCATTCGATGCGTGGAAGTACGAACCCTCGTCCGCGAACGCCCAGTTGCCCGCGCCCATCCCGATCGTGTACGCCTCGAGGTAGGGGCCGGTGCGGCTGGGCAGAACAACGGCAGAACCGTCTGCGTTGCGAGTGGGAAGATCTCTAGCGATTGCCATGATCCCCCCTTACGCAATCGCAGGTACGAAGTTGGTCAGCGTCCCGGTCATACTCGAAAGAATGACCCAGGCGCCATTGGCCGCGATGCAGTGCAGACCGCACTGGCCGTTGGCGTTGCTGGTGGCAACATCGTAACTGGTGCTCGCGAGGCCAAAGCCCCCCGAAGCGGTGACGGTATGGGCAGCCTTGCCATTCGCGATGACGAACAGTTCGCACCCATCAAGATCGTCGGTGGGTACGGCGAGCGTCATGGCGAGAGCATCGGTGCCGTTGATGACGACGACGGTGTCCTCGTGCGGCTTGGGCAGTGCAATCGCCCCAGCAGCCGAGTAGCTGATGACCTTCTTGGACCATCCCGCGGCGGGATAGCTCACGACGGTCTGAGCGCCAGGATCGGAGAAGTCCGTAGACGCTCCGTGAACCACGTTCGCCGAGGCGACGTGAGCAACAGCAGCCGTACCGCCCCGACCGCGCAGAACACCAACCGTGGTGCCCGACACGTAGGACTGCACAACCTGCATCATCTCCTGGTCAACAAGGACCAGACGACCAGCAGCGACCGAAGTGGCCGAGGCCACCACGATCTCCTTGGCCGATGCCGTAGCAGCAGACGAGAGAGTAGTCGTAGCCAGTGCCATGATCTACCCCCAGACCCGGCCCGCGAGGCGAGCCTGGATGGTCGCAGCACCGATCAAGATGTCAAGCCGCGATGGGTTCTGATCCGTCGCGATTTGGTACTGCTCGGTCATGCGGATTGAGATGCCCCACTGCCTCGAACGGACGGTCGTGGAACGTGCACCGGCTCCTGGGCGAATCAGATCGGCCATCACGAACGCGAAGGCGTCCTTGTGAAACGCCATGCCCTGCGGGGAAACCGTGGTTGCAAGCGTACCGCCAGATGCGGAGGTCGCACCGAGAACGGTGATGACCGCATCATTGGCCGGCGAGTTGCTCACAGTCTGCAGAGCACCCGACGTGATGATCGATGGCGTGATCGCAACCGTCATGTCCCCCGTGGTGTCGCTGATGTCGGCTGTCACAGCGAACTGCTGCAGACGACCAGTGCTCACGTAGGAACTCGGGTTGACCGAATACACGGCAGCGACGGTGAAGATGTCGCCCTTCTTCAGCGAGGTATCACCCGAAGCCCACCCATCCGTGATAAGGCTCGCGCCAGTCTGGCTCGCACCGTTCACAAGGGGGGTAGAGGCGCCGAACGTGCCCGTAGTGTGACGGGGAACGTTCTGCGAGGAATACCACGACTCGAATCCAAGTTGCTCTCGCGCAAACTGACCCTTCCGGTAGTTCTCCGAAATGGTCGCAGACGGGTTGAACAGGGTGGACGACGTGTTGGCGATGGTCGCCATCGCCAACGGATCGACAACAACACAACGCATGTCCTGGGGCGTAGCGAGATCATCCAGCTTCACGCCTGCCTGCAGGTAGGTGAGGGTAGCACTGGGCGTAGTGCCCGGTGTACCAACCGAAGAGTACACGTCCCGATACACATCCTCGAACGCGAGAACGTCAGCCGCATTCGCCAGTACTTCCGCGGCAGGCTGAACGTATCGTTCGTTGATCGAATCGAGTTCCGTGGTGGCCTGGGCACTGGAATACCCGAACGCCACATTCTTCTGATTGGTGAGGGTGATGGGCACCGTGGAATCGAAAAGGGCCTGCAACTGCAGAGCCTGACCATCGGTGGCCTGGAATCGCTGCGGAAGACGAGCCTGAACAGTGTTCCCGACACGAGCGCCTGACTGCTTGTACTGACTGTCGTACGTGCGGTTGACGTTCGCTGCGAACTTGAGGTTGTTCAGGAATCCACGAGCGACCTGCTTGGTGACCCAATCTGGGGTCGCCAGGGTATTCGCCACGTTAAGACCTCTGGATCTTTACCGGCGAAGATTCGGTATCTTGTCCCGACGGTTGGCCTTCGAAAAGAACTCGTCGAAGTCGTCGATCTGATCCACCGTGTCTTCGTTGGTGGGCGATCCCGTGACTGGGCTCACAGGAGGCTTCGCCCGACTCGCAGCCCGTACCGGCGCGCCAGTGGTGGCAGTACTGAGGCTTGCATCGAGTCTCGCCATCTCACGCACGAGGGCGCGAGGTTTCAGCGTGGCGAGCCGCTGAAGCACGTCAGGATGCTCCGAGAGATGGAGCATCATCGGTGCGAGATCGTCCAAATCGAAAATCTCATCGGCAATGGCATTGTAGACCGTCGGCCTACCCCCTTGCAAGGTGAACGAGGGCTCAAGGTCCATGATCTCATCGCTGACCCGTTCCATGAAGTCAGGATGCTTCGTCGCGGCCGCCTGCAGCTTCTCCTGAAAACTGGTGACGCTCTGCTGAATAGCTCTCTGGTAGGCGCCGGCCCGGGCCTGCAGCTCCCTGACCTGACCCTCCTGCTTGACCGTGTACTGAGTCATCGCCTTGACGTAGTCCTCGTACGTCTTGTACTTGTCCGGGTTGGGAGCGTTGGGGTCGACGGGGGGCTCTTGCTCTCCCGCCTGACCCTGCTCGAGCGCCTTCAGGCGCGCCTCCATCTCCCCACTCCGACGCTCAGCCGCATCTGCGCGCTGCCGCTCCTCTTTGGCCTGCCTGGTGGCTTGTTCGACCCGGGCACGGGCAGAATGACGCGGCTTGCTGTAGTCCTTCTGGGGCGTCTCCTCAGGCTCCCCGTCAGTCGTGGTCTCCGTGTCGCTCTTGGCTTCTAGATCCTCGTCTGAGGCATCCTTGGGCGTAGCAACGGCAGTCTCGTCGGCTACGTCGGCGACATCGAACCGACCATCCGCTGTCCTCTTCGGCGGGATGGGCTTGATCTGCGGCTTTTCCTCGACTGGAGGCGTGGGCGCAGCGGCAACTTCGCCGTCCTCACCCGTGATCTCGACATCGAACGTCGCTTCGTCTGTTACCGGCCCATCAGTAGCCACTTGATCCGCTCCTTCAGCGTTCTTTCGCTCCAAGCGGCAGTCCATGCCTCTAGAAGCTCCACCCGCTGTCTTGTGAGTCCCTCGTTCTCGTTGGTGGCAGA